AAGGTGATCCTGATGAATATTAGAACGTATTCAGAATTAATAACAATACCAACTTTTGAAGAACGATATCAGTATTTAAATTTGTTAGGTAAAGTTGGAGAAGCAACATTCGGATCACAAAGATATTTAAATCAAATACTTTATAACACCGACGAATGGAAATCATTACGAAGGGATATAATTATTCGAGATAAGGGTTGCGATTTAGGAATGTATGATCGAGAAATAAAATCGAGAATTGTTGTACATCACATGAATCCAATAACAATTGATGATATATTAAATAGGAATCCTAAAATATTTGATCCAGAAAATTTAATAACATCAGCACATATGACACACGAAGCCATTCACTATGGCAACGAAGACTTACTAGATAAGCCAATAGTTGTTCGACGTGAATATGACACATGCCCATGGAGGCAGTAATTAAAGGAGGATTTAAAATGCAAGAACAAGAAATTATGAACGATGGTGTTACGCCAATAGTTGAACCAGCAACAGAACCAGTAGTAATTGACGCTAGTAAAATTGATGTTTCTGGAATTACAAATGTTGATACTATAACCGATGAAGATAATAATATTACAACTGGATCAATAGACACATCTATTCATGTAAGTGAAACCGTAGGAGTAGTTACAAATTGTGTTGCTGTATATGTTAGAAAAACACCATCACTTGTTGGTGATATACTTGGCGTACTTAATATTGCGACTTCAGTAACAATAAATAAAATATTATCTAACGATGAGTTTTATAGTGTTATGACTTCAGAAGGCATTAGAGGTTATTGTAAAAAAGAATTTATTACGTTAAAATAATAAGGAGGAAGATATGGAAAGTATTCTTAATTCTATCAAAAAGTTATTAGGGGTTTCAATAGAAGACACAAGTTTTGATGTTGATATAATTAGTAATATAAATTCCGTATTGATGATATTAAATCAACTTGGCGTTGGTCCAACCGAAGGTTTCTTTATAAAAACTTCAGAAACTAAATGGTCTGATTATGTTACTAATGTATTTATAGCAGAAGCAATAAAAACATATGTATATTTAAAAGTTAAACTTGTATTTGATCCGCCAACAAGCACGTCATTAATCGAAGCTATGAAAGGTTCAGCACTAGAATACGAATGGCGGATTCAAGTATGGGCAGAGTCAAACACAACGACACAATAGGAGGTGTAAAAAATGAACGGTAACGAACGATTTGGATATAATTCATTATGTCATGTTGGCATACCAGGAATGCATTGGGGGCATAGAAAGGGATCGAGTTCCAAGACGAAGTCATCAACAACAAGTGCGCCAAAAGTAAGACGAAAAATAAAAGACATAAGTGATGCCGAACTTAAAACAAAAATTGGTCGTATGCAAATTGAGCAACAATATTATCAACTATCAAAGAACAGAGTCCAGACTGGAAAATCGTATGCAAAGAGTGCATTGGCTACGGGAACAAAAATTGCCGGAATAACAAGTACTGCATTAGCATTGTATACAAATGCAAGCAAAATTAAAAATATTTTTGAATCAATTAAAAAGTAATGAGGTGATATTATGGCATTGTCTAATACCGCCACACCTAAATATTATGGCCAATTTAGAGATGCCGTAATGAATGGTGAAATACCAGTAAACAAAGAAATAGCTATGGAAATGAATCGCATTGATGACCTTATTGCCAACCCTGGAATATGGTATGATAATCGAGCCGTTGAAGGATTTGTTCAATATTGTGAAAACGAACTTACATTAACGGATGGTGAAGATCTAAGATTATTAGATTCGTTTAAACTATGGGGAGAAAGTATATTTGCTTGGTATTATTTTGTAGAACGTAGTGTTTTTGAACCATCAATTGACGGACACGGTGGTCATTATGTTAAGAAATCTGTTAAAAAAAGATTAGTAAATAAACAATATTTAATCGTAGCAAGAGGCGCTGCAAAATCAATGTTCGCCGCTTGCATACATAGTTATTTTTTAAATGTTGATACATCAACAACGCATCAAGTAACAACTGCGCCAACAATGAAGCAAGCAGAAGAAGTACTATCGCCAATAAGAACATCTATTGTTAGAGCACGAGGGCCATTGTTTAAATTCCTTACAGAAGGATCGTTGCAAAATACGACAGGGTCAAAAGCAAATAGAACTAAACTAGCATCGACTAAAAAAGGTATACAGAACTTTCTTACAGGATCAATGCTTGAGATTAGAGCTATGAGTATAGATAAACTACAAGGATTAAACAGCAGAATAAATACTGTGGATGAGTGGTTATCTGGAGATATACGAGAAGATGTAATTGGTGCCCTAGAACAAGGTGCGTCTAAAAATGAAGATTATTTGATACTTGCTATTAGTTCAGAAGGAACGGTTCGTAATGGTTCTGGTGATACTATAAAACTTGAGTTGGCCGACATATTAAAAGGCGATTATATTAACCCTCATGTTTCCATATGGTGGTATAAGTTAGATGATATTACAGAAATATCAAATCCAGATATGTGGATAAAAGCAAATCCAAACTTAGGACGAACTGTTAGTTATGATACGTATCAATTAGATGTTGAACGAGCTGAAAAAGCACCAGCATCTAGAAATGATATACTAGCAAAACGATTCGGTATTCCAATGGAAGGATATACATATTATTTCACATACGAAGAGACATTACCACATAGAAAAAGAGAATTTTGGAATATGCCTTGCTCAATGGGCGCCGATTTATCTCAGGGTGATGATTTCTGTGCATTCACATTCTTATTCCCATTGAAAAATGGTGAGTTTGGCGTCAAGACTAGAAATTATATATCATCATTAACATTAAGTAAATTACCAGCAGCGATGCGAATAAAATACGATGAGTTTATGATTGAGGGAAGTCTTATAGTTTTAGATGGTACAGTTTTAGATATGACCAATGTATATGAAGATCTGGACGAGCATATTATTGAAAAGGGTTATGATGTTAGATGTTTTGGTTATGATCCATACAATGCAAAAGAATTTGTATCTAGATGGGAACTTGAAAATGGTCCTTTTGGTATTGAGAAAGTTATTCAAGGTGCTAAGACAGAATCTGTTCCATTGGGTGAACTTAAAAGTTTATCTGAAGAAAGAATGCTTATATTTGATGAGGGGTTAATGACCTTTACAATGGGTAATTGTATAACATTAGAGGATACCAATGGAAATAGAAAGTTATTTAAAAAGAGATACGAACAAAAGATCGATGCTGTATCTGCCCTAATGGACGGATATGTGGCATTCAAACTTAACAAAGATGCGTTTGAATAGGAGGATGATTAACAATGTGGCAATATAATAATACCGAATTATACCATGTTGGTGTACCCGGCATGCATTGGGGGTACAAAAAAGGAGTAGCATCATCAATTCCAAAAGTAAAAAAAGTAAAAAAAGTAAAAAAACATTTCGATCCGAAAAAAGTAGTTAATGGTAAAAATTTCGCACAAGCGTCAAGTTCTAGATTAACTAATATAGTATTAGGTAGTATTGCAGGAGCAATATTAGTTAAACGAGGACATGTTGAGGTTGGCACATATCTAACTAAACTTAATACTCTTTATAATGCTGGTGGTATGGTTGGAGAATATCTTAATAGAAAAAAATAGGAGGACGTCATAAATAATGGGATTTGGAGATAGAGTAAAACGATCTTGGAACACATTTCTTAATAGAGATCCAACGGATGATTTTGTGCCAATGGGTGCAGTATATTCCACTAGACCGGATCGACCTAGATTAACTAGAGGAAATGAACGATCAATAGTTACAGCAATTTTTGTTCGTATGGCATTAGATGTTGCAGCCATAGATTTTAAACATTGTCAATTAGACGATAATGATTGTTACATAAGTGATATTCCTTCTGGATTAAACGAATGTTTAACACTAGCTACAAACATTGATCAAACGGCTAGAGCATTTATTCAGGATGCTGTAATTACTATGATGGATAAGGGCGCTGTTGCATTGGTACCAATAGACACTACGGACAATCCAAATGTTACTGATTCATATGATATTAATACAATGCGAGTTGGTGAAATTATAGAATGGATGCCAGCACACATACGTGTTAGAGTATATGATGATCAGACAGGTCTTAAGAAAGATGTTACAGTTGCAAAAAGTACTGTGGCCATAATAGAGAATCCACTATATGCATTAATAAATGAACCAAACTCAACGATGCAACGACTTATAAGAAAACTTAGTTTACTTGACGTGACAGATGAACAAACGGCGTCTGGAAAATTAGATTTAATTATACAACTTCCATATGTTATAAAATCGGAAGCCAGAAAGAAGCAAGCTGAGTCTAGGAGAACGGATATTGAAATGCAATTAGCTGGTTCTAAGTATGGTATTGCATACACTGATGGAACTGAAAAAATAACACAATTAAATAGGTCTGTCGAAAATACATTAATGAAAACAATTGAATTCTTAACGGCGCAAGCATTCGCTCAATTAGGAATGACACAATCAATTCTGGATGGTACAGCAGATGAGCAAACAATGCTGAACTATTATACAAGAACTATCGAACCAATAGTTTCGGTTATTGTTGATGAGATGAAACGAACGTTCTTAAGTAAAACAGCAAGAACTCAAAAGAAATCAATAGTGGCCTTTAGAGACCCATTTAAATTGGTTCCAGTAAATCAACTTGCAGAAATTGCAGATAAATTTACTAGAAATGAAATACTAACATCAAATGAAATACGTCAAATTATTGGACGTAAACCATCCTCTGATCCGAAAGCTGATAAGCTTAACAATAGTAATATAAGTCAAGTAAACCAGAATTCAACTTCGGATGCATCTGGAACAACAAATAATAACGAAGGAGATAATCAAAATGGTTAAGTATGACTTTGGTGGATGGGCCACCAAGAATGATCTACCATGTTCTGATGGACGAACAATTCGTAAAGATGCGTTCAAAGGTAATAGTGGACAAATTGTTCCATTAGTATGGAATCATCAACATGACGAAGCATCAGATGTGCTTGGACACGCTATGTTAGAGAATAGAGATGAGGGTGTATACGCTTTTTGCTCGTTTAATGATAGTGAATCGGGCAAAGCTGCAAAAGAAGCTGTTGTGCATGGTGATATACGTTCATTATCTATATTTGCTAATAAATTACAAGAGGCTGGTAAAAATGTTATTCATGGAATAATCCGTGAAGTAAGTCTTGTAATGGCTGGTGCTAATCCTGGTGCATTTATTGATAATGTAATGGTGCATGGCGATGATGAATCTAGTGGTATGATAGTAGGGTATGATGAATCTCTAGATATTAGTCATTCCGAAGAAGATCCAATAACAAAGAAGGAGGACGATGTGATAGTAGAAGAAAAACCATTGGAGAATGCTTTGGAACATGCAAAAGCAACAGATCCAAAAGCAACAGATCCAAAAGCAACAGATCCAAAAGCAACAGATGATAAGACAACACAAGATGTCATTGATTCAATGACAGATGAGCAGCAAACTGTAATGTATGCAATGGTGGGACTAGCATTAGAAGATGCTGCACCAGAAAATGGAGGAGATAATAATATGGAACAAGGAACAGTTAAACATAATTTATTTGAAGGAAAAGAAGGATTAGGTGCTGCTTCAGAAGGTAAAACACTTAGCCATGCTGAAATGGAAACAATTATTAAGGATGCAAAACGTAGTGGAAGTTTGAAAGATAGCTTCTTAGCACATGCTGATACATATGGCATTACCAATATTGATTACATGTTCCCAGATGCACAAGCAATTAATGCAGCACCAGATTTTGTTACACGTGAAATGGCATGGGTAGCAAAAGTAATGGCATCAACACACCACACACCATTTAGTAGAATCAAATCAATGTCTGCTGATATTACAGAAGACGAAGCAAGAGCTAAAGGTTACATAAAAGGATCTCTTAAGAAAGAAGAAGTATTCTCATTACTAAAAAGAACTACTACACCAACAACAATCTACAAGAAACAAAAGTTGGATCGTGATGATATCGTTGATATTACAGATTTCGATGTAGTAGCTTGGTTAAAGACTGAAATGAGAATGATGCTTGACGAGGAAATTGCTCGTGCTATTCTTATTGGTGATGGTAGACTTTCATCTTCTGATGATAAGATTCTTGCTGTAAATATTAGACCTATCTGGACAGATGAAGCATTATACACAGTTAAAGCAACAGTTACATATGCAGCAAATGATACTGACGATATGAAAGCTAAGAACTTTATTAGAACTGCTATTAAAAGCAGAAAATTATATAAAGGATCTGGCAACCCTGCATTATTCACAACAGAAGATGTAGTAACAGATTGTTTACTTATCGAAGATACAACTGGACGTAGAATATATAACACAGTACAAGATCTTGCTACAGCACTTCGTGTTTCTGATGTTATTACAGTTGAACCAATTACTGGTAGTACTAGAATTGGCACAGATACAAAAGTTTATACACTTCTCGGTATCATGGTAAATCTTATGGATTACAATGTTGGTGCAGATAAAGGTGGAGCAGTAAACATGTTTGATGATTTTGATATCGATTACAATCAGCAAAAGTACCTTATCGAGACTCGTTGTTCTGGAGCATTAGTTAAGCCTTTCTCAGCAATTGCAATCGAATCAACTCCAGCAGTAGTTGGATAATAAATAATTAGGAGGAATTCAAAATGGCAAAGTGGAGTGGTACAATTGGCTATGGAATAGATACGGAAACGGCACCTGGTGTTCATATGGAAGTTATTACTAAAAAAACATCATATGGGGATGTACTCCAAAACACCAGACGTTGGTCATCTACAGATAAGGTAAATGATGATTTAAGTCTTAGCAATAAAATAAGTATTGTGGCCGACCAATTTGCCGTTAAGAATTTCTACGCAATGAGATATGTAGTGTATATGGGTTGCGCGTGGACTATTAGTTCAGTTGAAACGCTATATCCTAGATTAATATTGACTATTGGGGGTGTGTACAGTGGCAAGCAGGCTTAAACTGCAAGAAGAACTAGTCGTAGTACTAGGTTCAAATAACGTGGACTTTCAACCCCCATCATCACATATTATGAAGTATCCATGCATAATATATAATGTTTTAGAATGTGATTCAAAATATGCAAACAATAAAATGTATGCAAATACAAAAAGATATCAAGTAACTTTAATATCCGAAGACCCGGATTTAGATGTGTTTGACAAAATAATAGACAATTTTCCAATGTGTAAATTTGACAGACATTTTGTATCGGCTAATC